AAAATGTTTTCATTGAAGGCATTTTCATGCAGGGCAATATCCCAAATCGCAACGGTCGTCGCTACAGCACTGAAACTCTCGAGCGCGAAGTTGGTCGCTATATTAAAGAGTCAGTGAATAAGGGTCGCGCCTATGGCGAACTTGGTCATCCAAATGGACCATCAATTAACTTGGATCGCGTATCTCATATTATTACAGAATTGCGCCGAGAAGGCGACAACTTCATTGGTCGGGCGAAGATTTCTTCTACACCGATGGGTGAAATTGTAAAAGGTTTACTTTCTGATGGAGCACAACTTGGCGTTTCGTCGCGTGGTATGGGTTCTTTAAAAGAGGGTAAAGATGGAGTGATGGAAGTACAAAACGATTTCCGTCTTGCTACTGCAGCGGATATTGTTGCTGATCCTTCCGCACCTGATGCTTTTGTCAATGGTATCATGGAAGGAGTTGAGTGGGTTTGGGATAATGGTAAGTATATTGCCATGCAAGTTGAGGAGATTGAGCGAGAGATTGAAAAGTCTGCCCGTGCAAAGAAACTCAATGAGCAACGCAAACTTCAACTTTTCCAGAAATTTATTAACGAAATCTCTGAAAATTGAGATTATATAAATATAGTTTAAACACCGAAGGAGTATAACTAATGTCTGATGAAATGAATACTCAGGTGGAAGAAGTTGTTGAGAACGAAGTTTCTCTTGAAGAAGCATCAGCGGAAGCAACTCTGAAACCTCAAAACGCTACGAAGTCATCTATGCTATCACAGATGATGGGTATTTTCGCAGGTATGAAAAAAGAAGATCTTTCTTCTTTCTTGACCAAAACTCTTGCCCAAGTTGGTAAAGAGGACGAAACTGTTCCAGATACATCTGCTAAGAATGCAGCATCTGTTGCTATGAAGGGTGGCGTTACTGCTCCTTCACCATCAACTGGTGCCATGAAAGAAGATGTTCAAGAACTGTTCGGCGAGCAAGAAGATCTTTCTGAAGAATTCAAAACCGAAGCATCTACTCTTTTTGAAGCAGCAGTACAGAATCGCGTTGTACTTGAAGTTGCTCGTCTTGAAGAAGAGTTTGATGCGAAGTTGGAAGAGCAGGTTACTGAATCTCTCGACGAACTTCACCAGCAAGTTAACAATTATATGGACTATGTTGTTGAGAAGTGGATGGAGAAGAATGAAGTTGCCATCGCCAACAACTTCCGCGTAGAAGCAACCGAGCAATTCATTGACGGTCTAAAGAATCTTTTCGCTGAGAACTTTGTAGAAGTACCAGAAGAAAAGGTTGACATGATCGGCGAACTTGAGTCTCGTGTTGCCGAACTTGAAGAATCACTCGAGTCAGTTGAAGCAGAAAATGTGAAACTGAACAAAGTGATCAGCGAATCGCAGGTTGAAGCAGCATTTGATGATGTTTCAGAAGGTCTCGCTGATACTCAGGTTGAGAAACTCCGATCGCTTACTGAAAGCATGGAGTATGACTCAATTGATGAGTACACTCAGAAACTTGAAATCGTGAAGAAGCAGTACTTCTCTGAAAGTCCTGAATCTGAAACGACTGGCTTGATTACCGAAGAAGATTCTGTAGGTTCTAATGATGAACCTGAACAAGAGCAGAGGATTCCTGAGGAAATGAAAGGTTACTTTAACGCAATTTCTAAAACTATTAAGAAGTAATTTCTTATAAATATAACGTAAAACGCCCAATTAGGAGAATTTACACATGAATCTTAACGAACAAATCCGAAACAAGTGGAAGCCAGTGGTCGAGCACCCTGACCTTCCAAAAATTGCAGATTCTCATCGCGAGATGGTAACTGCTATGATCCTCGAGAACACCGAGCGTGCTTTGCGTGAAAACGCTGAAGTTGGTGCTAATCAAAGTCTGTTGTCAGAAGACGATATCCCTACTAACGCTGTTGGCGCTGGTATGGGTGCAGTTGCTGGTAACATCAAAGGTTTTGACCCAGTACTGATCTCTCTCGTTCGTCGCGCTATGCCAAATCTGATGGCATATGACGTTTGTGGTGTTCAACCAATGACTGGTCCTACTGGCCTGATCTTCGCTATGAAGTCACGCTATACTAGCCAGGGTGGCACTGAAGCATTCTTCGACGAAGCAGATACTTCACACTCTACTGTTGTTGGCGGTGCCAATACTATTGGTGACCAGCACCTTGGTACTTCTTTTGATTCTGACACTGACGGCGATCTTGCTGCCAACGGCGTGTACAACTACGCTCAAGGTATGTCAACTGCTCAAGCAGAAGCAATGGGTACTACTGGTAACAGTGCTTTTTCCGAGATGGCATTTAGCATCGACAAGGTAACTGTAACTGCCAAGTCACGTGCACTGAAAGCGGACTACTCGCTTGAACTTGCTCAAGACTTGAAAGCAGTACACGGTCTTGACGCTGAAGCAGAACTGAGCAACATTCTTGCTGCTGAGATTCTTGCTGAAATCAACCGCGAAGTTGTCCGTACCATCAACGTAACTGCTAAGGTTGGTTCTGCTGCTGGCACTACAACTTCTGGTAAGTTTGACCTTGACGTTGACGCCAATGGTCGTTGGTCTGTTGAGAAGTACAAGGGTTTGATGTTCCACATCGAGCGCGAAGCAAATGGTATCGCCAAGGCAACTCGTCGCGGCAAGGGTAACATCCTGATCTGTTCTTCTGACGTTGCTTCTGCACTTCAGATGGCAGGTGTTCTGGATTATACTCCTGCTCTTAACAGCAACAGCCTCCAAGTAGATGACACTGGTAACACTTTCGCTGGTGTACTGAACGGTCGTTATCGCGTATACATCGATCCTTATACAACTGGCAACTACATGACTGTTGGTTACAAGGGTTCTAACGCATTCGACGCTGGTATCTTCTACTGCCCATATGTACCTCTGCAGATGGTACGTGCTGTTGATCAAGACTCTTTCCAGCCAAAGATTGGATTCAAGACTCGCTACGGCATGGTCGCTAATCCTTTCCACACTGGTTCTGGTTCTACTGCTGGTACGTTGACTGAAGACTCTAACGTCTACTACCGTCGTACAGTAGTTGCTAACTTGCTATAATAAAAAGATCCGTAAGGACATTTTTGGAGAGGACTTCGGTCCTCTCTTTTTTTGGCTTGACAAAAGTGAAATTATTCGTTACAATCAAATAGTCGCTTTTGAAGGTATATAAATACAATAACAACCCCTGAGAACATACTATGGAAGATAAGCAAAGTACATTTGAAATGAGTCTGAGAGTTCTTGGTAACGAATTCATAGGGTTTAAAATTGCTGTTGATGATTTTAAAACCAAATGGTTGGTGTTAACAATACTAGGCACTGCTGGTCTATCAGCAATTGTTGCTACTTTCGGCGAACCAATTAAAAGTCTTATGATAGGGTAATCATGACGGATCCTCTAAACAAAAATATGCTATCACCTGTCGGGTTCGATTTTTCAATCCGAAAAACCCCAGACATGCATTTCTTTATTCAATCAATCGTTCTTCCAGGAATTACTCTGGGCACTTTCGATATACCCAATCCCTTAAAGAAAGTTCCTATGTATGGAGATCATATTGAGTACGGCGAACTTGAAGTCACGTTTAAGATTAATGAAGATATGACAAACTATTTGGAAATTTTTGACTGGATTACTGCCATTGGTTTCCCTGATAATTATGGTCAACACAAAGCGATTAGAGATGTTACAGATGCATCTGGCGAAGGAATATTCTCTGATGCTACTCTTACTATTTTATCTAGCGCAATGAATCCAAACATTCAAATTACCATTACAGATTTGTTCCCTCTTAGTCTTTCGCCTATCACGCTAGATACTCGAGACACCAACATTGACTATATTGAAGCAACTGCTTCTTTTAGATTTCAGAATTATACCTTTAAATCCGTCTAATTGTATAGTATAATAGTTGTTCTATAGGGAAGGAGCATCTATGAAACTTGAAGAAATACATGAAGCATGGGCAAAAGACTCGCAACTTGATCAGATAGAGTTAGACGGCACTGCTTTAAGTATCGCGAAAATGCATCATAAATATTATGAAATTTTATCTAAAGAAAAACTGGTTCTAAGAAAATTAGAATCAGAAGCAAAGGTATTGAAACTCGAGAAGTACGAGTTTTATACAGATGGTCCAACGCAAGACCAAATTGAACGCGGATGGAAACTACCAGCAAAGGGCAAGATACTTCGCTCAGATGTTGGTATGTATCTTGACGGCGACTCAGATATTATTTCAATGAACCTGCGTGTTGCTTATCAGCAAGAAAAAATTGATGTACTTGAATCCATTATTAAGACCATCAGTAATTTGGGATGGCATGTAAAGTCAGCGATAGACTTTAAGAGAATGCAAGCAGGTTTATGACAGATATTGTAATTGACAAAGTGAACGAAGTTTATATCCGCGTCACGATGGATGACATGGGTATTATGAAAGAAATTTCTGACTTCTTCACATTCTTTGTTCCTGGATATAAGTTCATGCCAGCGTATAAGTGCAAGGCATGGGACGGAAAGGTGAGATTGTATAATGCTATGAATGGTACAATCTATGCTGGACTAGAAAAATATGTCGAGCATTTCGCCAAGGAGCGAGGATACACCTATGAATACAAGTACGATAATTCTGCGGTCAATTACTCTATTGTCGAAGCTAAAGAGTTTCTTAAAGAACAAAAGTTTACACTTGAACCAAGAGATTATCAGATCGCTGCTTTCGTTGACGCAGTACGTTACTCTCGTGGTCTATTTCTTTCTCCCACTGCATCTGGCAAATCGTTTATTATATACATGATACTTCGGTATCATTTAAAGCAAACGCTGATCATTGTTCCTACCACAACTCTCGTACATCAAATGTATTCTGACTTCGCCGACTATGGTTTTAAGTCAGACAAATATTGCCATAAAGTTTTCTCAGGGCAAGACAAGGAAACTGACAAACCAGTTGTTATTACTACATGGCAGTCTATCTACAAACTCCCTAAGAAATGGTTTGATAAATTTGATGTGGTAATTGGTGACGAGGCGCACCTGTTTAAGTCGAAGTCACTATCAAACATCATGGGTAAACTTTCTGACTGTAAGTATCGCTATGGGTTCACAGGAACTCTGGATGGTACGAAAACGCATAAGTTGGTACTTGAAGGTTTATTTGGTCCAGTCAATCAAGTGACTACCACGAAGAAACTGATGGACGAAGAACATCTTGCAGACTTTGGTATTAAGATTCTTTCTCTCGGTTATTCTGATGAAAATAAAAAAACTATCAACGGACTGACATATCAAAACGAGATTGACTTCTTAGTATCGCACGAAGGCAGAAATAAATTTATTAAAAACCTTTCTCTATCTTTAGAAGGCAACACTCTTTTATTGTTTCAATACGTTGACAAACACGGCAAACTGCTTTATAATATGATAAAGGATGCCGCTGGTGATAGGCATGTATTTTTTGTACACGGAGGCGTGGGTGGTGAAGAGAGAGATCAAATCAGGCATATTGTTGAGAACGAAACAGATGCTATTATCGTGGCAAGTTATGGCACTTTCTCAACTGGCGTCAACATACGAAACTTACATTCTGTTATCTTTGCCTCTCCTTCTAAATCTAAGATTCGCAATCTACAGTCAATAGGCAGAGCATTGCGTAAATCTACTACAAAGGATAGAGCAACTTTATATGACATCGCTGACGATTTGACTTGGCGAAAGAAACTAAACTTTACTATGAGACACTTACTAGAGCGCGTCAAAGTTTACGATGAAGAAAAGTTCGATTACAAATTTTATAAAGTAGGCATCGAATAATGCAACATGTAGTGATCCGATTAAAAGATGGTACTGATGTAATAGGAATATTACTCAACGAACGAGAAAGAGGTATTGACTTGGCCGATGCTTGTATTTTAAGATAT